AGTATCTATATGAAAAGAAGTTATTTGAAGTATGCCACAGCCACCACAACGGAAGGGCTGATGTAATTGACAGAACTTTATTTATAAAAGAATCAGATGCGAGAAAGTACTTAGATAAAATAATGGCAGAAACGCAAGAGCGAATAAACGAATTTAAAGTTAATCAATCATTCCCACTAATCACTAAGATAATATGAGAACCATAAGCGAGCAATACAAGACATTACAGCGAGAAAGGCTACGACTTTTCGAGTGCCAAAGGAATCACACCGCAGCGTTAAACAGACGTTATTTGTATGAAACTGATGAAGCCTACAAAGAATGCACCGCAGCACTCAATGAGTGGGATAAACAAACCGAATTAGTCGCACGTTTGCAGATTGAATACACAAACCACATAAACACGAAAGGATTGATTTATGAGTAGAGAGAAACCATCACACAAAAGAATAGATTACAAGTCAGGTAAGACTGAAAGTGTAGTTATGGAAAGAGACCTTCATAGTGCCCAGTACAGAATCATCTTATATAAAAAGGGCGGTGTAGGAATAGTCCAGTATCGTTCAAGCACGAAAGAGGCAACAGAATTATTTAACGAATTATTAAAAGAACTAAAATGATTGAAACTACTTTTGATACTAAATTATATGGGACTTGCTGCAACTATGCTTATTATTGTTTAAAGAAACTAAACATAACACAATATAAATCTCAAGATGTTGTCAATGAATTTTATTTTAATAATGATGTAAATAACGATAATTTTAAGAATTTAATTTACTCAACTATTCGAGATTTATCATTAAAACCTCTTCCTAGATATGAAACTGAATTTACACCTAAAATAAATCATGTAAAAGAAACTTTAGCGCAATGTATAAAATGCAATGAAGTAAAACCTTTGGATATGTTTTATAAATTTAGATTAAATCCTTCCAAAAAATGCAAGCAATGTATATGTATTGAAAATAATCGTGATTATAAAATAAAATCATTTCACAGACTATTGAGAAAAAATAGCAATGAAATTGATAAACTCGATGAAATAATAAATTTGTGTAACCAAAAAAAACAAGAAATATTAAAAAATGAACTACCAACTACTTGAAGATTTAACCACTAATTTAAGACAAATTTTGAATTTAATTAGGGATTACAAAGAACAGATTATATACTTGCAGGAGAAATGGGCAGAGGTGCAAGATACTCATAGTAGCAAGTTATTCTTAACACAGATAACAAACTGCGAAGCCCAAATCAAACATAACGAAACCCAATACAAACAAACAATTAAACAAATTAATGAACTACTACAATGACAGACAAACAACAACTACCAACACTTAGCGATTTAACTCAAGATGTTGAATTAAGCTACAAAAATGATGCTTTCAACTTATTACTAAGCCAGCAACCGCCTGCAACGTGGGTGAAGAAACATCCATACATTAGGGATTACAACTACCTACCTATTGATAAGGTAGAACATTTATTGAAGAAAATCTTTAAGCAGTACAAAATCGAGATTACTAATCAAGGTACAGCCTTCAATGGTGTATGGGTAACGGTTCGAGTACACTATTTGAACCCTACTAACAATGAGTGGAACTTTCATGATGGAATAGGGGCTTGTCAATTACAAACAAAAAAAGACACATCACCTGCAGATCTTGCTAATATCAATAATGGTGCATTACAAATGGCTTATCCAATAGCTAAGACCATTGCTATAAAAGATGCTACACATCACTTTGGCAATTTATTCGGATGTAACTTAAACAGACGTGATACAATCGAATTTAAAGTAGATGAAAACACATTGAACTTCATTAAATCAAATAAGGAGAAAAATATATGATTGAGAGATTCATATTCGAAACAAAGGAGCAATGGAAGGAATACCGAAAAGGACTTTTCACAGCATCCAATATTAATAAATTAACCGCTAATGGTAAAAGCGAAACAGGACTTTCAGTTGGTGCAGTTAGTTACATTTTAGAAACCATCAATGATGAGGTAGGCGAACCAAAACCCGACATCTTCAATGCAGCGATTGAGTGGGGATTAGAGAATGAATCACAAGCGGTATTGAGATATGCAGAGGATAACGGGTTAGATGTTAATGACAATGATTTTATCTATACATCGGTTGGTGGATTTGTATTCTTTACTTACTTAGGAATATGCGGTGGCACACCTGATGTAATTCTTAAAGATAAGATAGTTGAAATCAAATGCCCGAACTCAGATACACACCTTTATAATAAGCTATTTGTGAACGCTGACAACATCCAAAAAGAATATCCGATGTACTATGACCAATGCCAATTAAATATGTTTCTAACTCAAAGAAAAGAGGCAATTTTAATGAGTTACGACCCAAGAATAAAACAGCATGAGAACCAAGTTCACTATGTAACAATTCCATACGATAATGGCAGGGTTGAACTTTTGATGGATAAGATAAACGCTGCATCAAATTATCGTGATAAACTTTTAAAACAACTTAATGGCTAAGTGCAAGTTTTGCAAAAAAGAATTTACTCAATTCAATAGCTTAAACAAGGTATGCAGTATCAAGTGTGCTATTGAGTTGGGTAAGTTGAAGCCTGCAAAAGTCAATTATAAGAGGGTTAATTCGCAGCTAAAAAGTGAAGCAAAAGAGAAACTTGAAACGTACAGCCAAAAAGTAAACAAGGCAAAAGTAATATTCCAAAAATGGATAAGAGAAAGGGATAAGAACGAACCTTGTATATCATGTGGAACATTAACAGCAAACGAATGGCACGCATCACACTTCAAGAAAGCAGAAACTTACAGCGGAGTTATATTCAATGAAATTAACGTCTGGAAATCCTGTAAAAAATGCAATGTTTTTTTGAATGGCAACGAATTAAACTATCGTGAAAGACTTGTTAAAAAAATAGGACTTGACCAAGTTATCGCACTTGAAGACTTAGCGAATGAAACACGAACAAAGAAATGGACAATCGAAGAACTACAACAAATTAAAAACAAATACAAAATAAAATGATTTACAGAGACCACTTTCAAAACTACAAAAGTTATGCAATACCAAAAGCGCAATTAATTATTGCAGATATTCCTTATAATTTAGGAAACAATGCTTATGCCTCAAATCCTGCATGGTATAAAGACGGAGACAATGCCAATGGAGAAAGCGCATTAGCAGGTAAAAGTTTTTTTGATACTGATGAAGATTTTAGACCTGCCGAGTTTATGCACTTTTGCAGCACTATGTTAAGGAATGAGCCTAAAAAAGAAAAGGTAGAAGGCGAATCAAGACAAAAAAGCGAAGCACCATGTATGATTATATTTTGTGCATTTGACCAACAAATGTATTTAATTGAATTAGCTAAAAGATATGGATTAAATAATTACATTAATTTAGTATTTCGTAAAAACTTTTCAGCACAAGTTCTAAAAGCTAATATGAAGATAGTTGGGAACTGCGAATATGGTTTAGTTCTTTATCGTGATAGGCTTCCAAAGTTTAGAAACAATGGTAAAATGATTTTTAATTGCATTGATTGGCCACGAGATAATGACAGCGAAAAAATACATCCAACACAAAAGCCAGTAGAATTATTAAAAACTTTAATTTCAATTTTTACTGATGAAGGCGATGTAGTTATTGACCCATGCGCAGGTAGTGGAAGCACTTTAATAGCAGCAGAAAGAATGAATAGAAAAGGTTATGGATTTGAGATTAAAAAAGAATTTCACGCAAAGGCTAATGAATGGTTATTAGCAGAAAAAAAATCAAAACTTGATATTAAAACTTATGGTTTTGACAAATCAAAAATGGAAAAAACCTCATTAACATTATGGAGTTAAAAATAAAAAAAACAAACCAATAAACACATGAAAAAACCAAAAACACAAACCGAAGCAATTTTAAAAGCATTGCTTGAAGGTCAAACATTAAATCTTGCAACTGCTTATCAACTAACTAAAAAGAAATGTAAATGCGGATGCATGAAACTATCTACCAGAGTATCTGATACGTTTATTCCAATGGGTTTTAAATTCATACAGGAAAGAAATGGGCAATATATTAATTACTCAATAGACTTCAAGAAAACATCTAAAAAGCTAATCAATAGTTACCAATGATAGTCAAGATAATTATAACAATCACTTTATGGGAATTATTTGTGAAAAAATATCTTCTAAAATTATTCTATTATTTCATTAAGTAGTAGTTATATTTGTAAAAGAAAATTGGAGCAACAAGTTTGAAACCTTGCCAATGGATGACATCTTAAACACGACATTTTTAAATAGCCTGTTTATGAGTATTTGGAAGCCTAATTGATGGGGCTTGTTTCAACCAAAGAAAATAAGCAGGCTTTTTTATTTTAAAGCGTAATTGGTGCTTAACTAATTAACTAAATATGGGAATAAAAACAATATTCAAAGAGGATGATTCTTTTATGGATGCATCATTAGAAATTTCATTAACAAATGATTTAAAGAAACTAAAAATTTGTATTGAATACGAAGATGATAATGAACATCCAAAATCTATTATTTTAAACAAATTTGATTCTGTTAAATTAGCTAAAGAGTTGCGTAGATTAATTTCAATGTTGGAGGTTTAAATTATGGCTGAAAACAAAAAATCATTTAT